AAGTATCACATATAATGATGGGGCGGCTGGTACAGGGTGGTATTATTCCTATTCCTCAAGGGGCTAATCGCGAAAATTGCTACTATGCGGTATGGATATCCGACTTAAGCCAAGAATTAAAGAATGTTACACAGATTGTATGTAAGGTTAATCAAGGCTCTGGTAGAGTAATTTGCCGCGCAACTATTGAGGATGCTGAAGGAAATGTGACAGACTATAAGCCTACTGTTAACTATTTATGCATAGTATATGAATAAAGGAGTAAAGATGTATTATATTTTTAACGAAAAAGGTGAAATAGTAAGTACCAGTACTGCGGCCCCAGATTTGATTGATTTGGCTACTAGAACAGAAGTAGCTGTTGAATCTGCGATAGATTACGATTTGAATGAGATTTGCTTGAAGGATGGCAGCATTACTCTTAAACCTATTGATATTGAAACAGTTAAGCAACGCAAAATCCTCATGCTCAAACAACGACGTGATAAAGCTGAAGTTGCTCCCGTTGCCTACAATGGAAATACTTATGACTACGACAGCAAGGCTCGTGAACGCATAGCGGCTGCAATCGTTGCTTTAGACCTGCAGGGTGAGGACGCGAATATTGCTTGGACTACTGCTGACAACCAGGATGCCATTGTAACTGCTGCGGACCTGCGTGCTATCGTAGCAGCGGTCGCCGTACGCTCCAATCTCCTGCATATTGCTTACCGCAAGGCAAAGGCGCAGGTGGAAGCTGCAGGCACAGCGGAAGAAGCCGATGCTGTTACATTAGAATTATAGGAGGTAAAGAGATGGATTTCTTAGCTTTACGTATGGCCGTTTATAACGCGGCGCACACTTTAACTCATGGTTTTACTTATAAATCAGTTATTGGCGCGATTTTGGCGGTTCTGTTGCACAAACATGCAGTGCTGTTCATGGCTTTTACCGCGTTGGTGTTTCTGGACTGCTTCACTCGCTGGATGAGCCTGTCTTACAAGCGCCTGCAGGGCATGGGGCAAACTCCGTCTGTGATGCAGATTATAGGCGGCATTGAGGCGGCGCGTGCCGAAGGCTTGATCTCCAGCGAAGTCATGAAGCATCGCTTTGTTGGCAAGGTCATCGTGTACATCCTCTGCGTGCTTGCTGCCGTGCTTGTAGACTTGGCGATGATTACGCTGCATCAGCCTGTGTGGGCTGTCCCGTTGGTTGCAGGCTATCTCGTAATTACCGAGCTGCTGTCGATTTGCGAGAACCTCTCGGACGCAGGTATTGAAGCTGTCGGTGAGCTGGCGGCTATCATCAAAAAAAGAAAGGGCTGATTACTATGTTAACTGAACATTTTTCTGAAGCTGAATTTGCCTGCCGTTGTTGTGGCACGCTGCCTACGACCGGTATCAGCATGGCATTGCTGTTAGGATTAGAGCATCTGCGTTTGCGCATCGGCAGACCGATTAACATTAGCAGCGGTTATCGCTGCCCGGACCATAATCGTGCTGTGGGCGGTGTCTGGAACAGCCAGCATGTCAAAGGCACAGCTGCAGATATTTACGTTGACGGCATGGGCGTGCGCGAGCTGGCCAATATCTGCAAGCAAATCTTCGATGGCGTAGGCACCTACGTTGACAGCGGTTTTGTGCATGTGGATATGCGCGAGGGTGGTTCCGTTCCAGGTTACTTTACTTGGGAGGGATAAGATGTGCTTAAAACAATATTGCGTAATTACTGCAGCTACATTGTGCTTGCTGTGCTGTGCCTCTGCATCGGCGGCATCATCGGTTACAACCTACACGATGACAGCGGCGGAAATGTCAGCGCTCGACAGCAGGTTGAGTCTGCTGCTGCAGCAAACCAAAGTCACCAGGCAAGCGCTGGCAGAATCACAAGCAGCGCTGAGCGCATCGAAAGCGGAATTGAGCAAGCTCAAAACGGAGTCAATAAAGCTGCAGATAGAGCTGCAAGCTCAGAGCAGCTTATTGGAGAGTGCCAACAAATCCTTGCAGGCATCCGCGCGCGAGGAGAAGCGCGTTAAAAGACAGCGGCTGCTTTGGCAGATTATTGCCGGCGGAATGGTAGTGGCACTAGTAAAGCAATAATTAAATAAAAATTAAAAGC